GTATTAAATCTGAAATATGCCATCCTTTATTAACAAATAAGCATGACGACTTTGATGTAATATTTGGGATGCACTGCCATATTTTATATATTACTGATTCGGTCGATATAGGTTTATTTTCCTTTAATTTTTCAACACCGCTGCCGTCTGTAGGATTCAATTCACTATCTATTTTTAATAAAGGAGACGGTTTAATTGTTAAATAGTTATTAATTATTTCCACTATTCTACTAACGGTATTTTCTTCGTCCTTACTATATACCATATGTATATTATCACGAAAAGCCAAATGGTCAAGATGAGAACGAAGATTTTTATAAGGAACTCTACAGAAATTTGTAGTCGGGTTTGGTAATGGATTACCCTCGATAAGATATATGATATGACATCCAGTTGATTGCCTTAGTTCTAATAATTTTTCTACATTATGTTTTCTGCCGTCTTTAATACTGGCTGCTAAATCTTTCCATGTTTTCCTTTCAATCACGAATAAAACATGATTTTTATATAAAATACTATAATCGCCCGTTGTAACTCTTGATACATTATAAGTAATATTAGGCGGAAAATTAAATTTATTAAAATAAGGAATTACTGCTTGCTCTCTATCATCCACGATAATATCAAGCATTTCCAATGTAACAGTAACGAAAATGAATCGCTCAATTTAAATTAATCTAATCTATTCTTTAATTTATTAATGTTTGAAAAATCCTAAATCAACTTCTACATAGCTATCCATAATACTTACAGACCCCGAAGAACTATCAAAATGAAAAATATCTTTATTATTTCTATTCTGCTGTAGTGAAATATCAGAAACAATTATAAAATTTGCATTAGTCTGCACCGAATCATCACCCATACGAGAAATAACATTTGATTTAACATTTATCGGAATATTCCTATGATGTAAAATATATTTCTTAACACTATTATCCCAAACTGCTAAATTCAGCATAAACCCGTCCCAAATGGATTTTTTGATTTTTTTGATTTCATCAGTACACTCATCTAAATGTGTTCTAAATAGGTTTAATAAATTATATGTACCCTTTTCTACCCCAAGCCCATTCCAGTATGGGTTTAATCCTATAGAAATGAAGTTTTCGATTATTTCATCGCGCGTTGTTATAACTGAATTAATACCCGATAGAATCAACTTATTATCCAGAAACCAATTTTCAATCATTGATACATCAAACAAAAAATCTTTACCTTTACCGGACTTGGTTTTAGTTGATTTAAACATATCATCAATAAGTTCGGAGTACATTTCCCAAATAAATAAATATTCTATCATTTCATCCCCGATTATTATTTTATAATAAAACTCATACTCTTTTTCTGATAATTTTTTGGGAAAAACGTTTATTGGTTTATATTTTCTATGAAAAATCTTTTCCCGGCCGACTTCTATAAAACTTACTATGGTTATAAGATCTAAAATATTTGCCCCGTGTACATATCCAGCCAATATCATTTTACAGCATTCTATTGAAATTTTACTTATTTTGTTAACCAGCATGCCCAATATTGTTGGATTATATTGATTATTAATTAAACCAAGAATATATAATTTTTCTATGGAATAAACTATAGAATTCGACGAAGGTGATTCTAAAAAATCAATAGCTGCTATATTGAGAGTTTTTTGATTAGTCAGATAATATAAATTATTATCGGACATACGATTCTTTTTGAATAAATTAAGTTTTTTGCATGTTTTCTTTGATTTATCGGATGCCTGATATTCAACTATTTCAGTTTCTGTTTCTTTGATTATAATATTCAATAAAGTACTGGATACGTCTTTAGTTAATATTTCGGCGAATTGGTCTTCTTGTAATGTATTGAAAGTTTTTTCGGTAAAACACGGATACCAAAATCCCGGTGCTTTACGACCTACGCGACCTCTTCGTTGAATTGCCATTCCTCTAGTAACATCTTTTTTTATTACAGTATCTACACCATAATCTGGATTAAATTGAACTGAAGTGACATACCCGGTATCAATACAATATTTAAGTGTTTCTATAGTTACACCAGTTTCGGCTATAGGAGTTGCTATAATAACGCGTCTACATGGTTTAACCCATCTACTAACAGTATTGCGGTCCATTGCGCCCTTTTCATTATGTTGGTATAATGGTATCATTATTGTTTCGATGTCAGAAAAAAGATTTTGATACTCGGCTCCACTTGCATTAAATGTTTTACTTGATAAATCTATAGGCGCTATATAATAACGCTGATTTTCATCAGAACCACCCATGGTATTTTTTTTATGATCCAAATAACTGGTTACCTCAGAGAATGATTTACTTAATATTTTTGCATTAAATAAGTGTAATTTTTCGAGAATTTCTTTAGATGCACCAGCACCGCTGACAAATACTATAATATCGCGACTTTTGGCATTTTCTCTAACATCACTGATATTTTTTATATGTAGTTCTTCTACTTTATCAACTGCGTATTTAATATAATCATCGACATCGTATTTCGAAAAATTATATTCTATAGGGAATGTAGAACCTACAACTTGAATATAATTTTCTTGCGGACATTCAAAATAATCCATAAAAATAGCTGGGTTAAACGTAGCACTCATTAAAATTATCATGGGGCATTCTGGTAATTCATAGTTAATTGTTATAAGCTTTTTTAATAAATAAATGGATGTATCTACGTTTAAATCTCTATCATGTACTTCATCAATCAGGATAAAACTATATTTTTTAATAAATTCTTCATCAGTCATAGATTTTAATTGGGCTAATAAAGTGCCTATCGTCATATAAATTATACTGTTTTTACTTTTTGGTATACGCTTGTAATCACCAGTTTGATATCCGAGATTTTCGTCTAATTTAAGAAATGTATAATTATCGGGTAGGTTTTCTGAGATATCTATAGCAGTTAATACACGGGGTTGAGTAACTGCAATAATACCCTTACTTCGTTCATTAAAACTTTCATATAAAAACGGTGGTAATACGGTGCTTTTTCCTGAACCGGTTTCGGATTTTAATACTATTACTTTAGCTCCTGGCGTTTTGGGCGGTATTTTCTGTTTCATACCAGACACAGGTGATGTTCTATCACTTATAAAGTTTATTATATAGTCAATACTTCTTGTATTTTTTAATTTAAGTTTTTCAGATTTGCTTAATTTATCATTAGGGATTATAAATCCCGGTCTCAATAATGTAGGCAACATAATATATATATCGACTTTTAATTATAACACTTTTTAATTATAATATTATATTAGTTCATGGTAAAATGAATAAACCGAAAATTTTAATTATCACCCCACATAGCAAATGTAAAGAAACTGTTAGAGATTGTGATTTAAGAGCTAGGGATGTAGCATTAAACATGGAAAAAGTGGCAAAAAATGCAATGTATGATGTTGTATTATTCGAATCTGATGTTGAAAGAAAAATCCATGACTATAACAGAATTGAATCGTTTAATACACCATGGCGGGAAAAAATTCGTAATTATATTGAATCCAATCTTGATAATGAAATAATAATTTTTGAAATGCATTCATTTCCCGCCAAAGATACAGAATTTACTGAAGGAAGTCAAATTGCTTTATTGGCAATTGATGAGTATTATTATAAGACCAAAATATTACATGATTATTTAGTATCAGAAGGAATTAAGATTAATACAGCTATTAATAACACTAGAATTGTAAATTTAATGGTGGATACATCGAGATACCCCAATATTAAACAACATTATCTTATTGAATTTAATGAGGATAAATCAGTATTGAATGTATCAGATGAAAATAAAATATTAAAAAAAATATTTTTGTTATCAATAGGTAATCATATAAATTTAATAAGCGTGATATTACCTATTATACTATTCATAATGCTATTTATCTTATATATTATGGTTTATAGAACGGACTTCCATAGTGTTGACCAGGAAATCCTTTAGTTTCACATCTAGCATCTGGGCTAAACCAATGATATACGGTTCTACATAATAAAAACAACATAATTATTCCAGCACCTGTTGCTACATAACCCGCGTATTCATTGCCAAATACTTTAATAACAATAAACATAATTACACCAAGGATTATAGTTGCATAAATAGAAGTTATCGTCCATGATGGACATTGCCAAAATTCATTATCAGGAAACATTTATTTTTTTATATATATAGTAAAATAAAAATGTTATTAAATTTAATAAATTATGTATTGCAAAATTATCATAAATTTAATAACAAAAATCAATTAGAATTTGAAATACGTTTTGGAAAATATAATAGAATTTCGTCTAATATTAAACCAGCCGCTTTTATTAAATTGGTAAATAGTTACACAGGTATTAAACATTTTCAATTGATAGACGAAACAATATATGATAACGGTAAATCATCTATTAAAAAACGCATTCATTATAAAGACTATCAAAATTTATTAAAAAAATCATTTGATGATGATAAAATAGATGAAAATATAGATGAAGCACGTATCCATGAATTATTAGAACAACTAAAAAACAAAGAAAAAAATCCAAAAACGCTATATATATCTAAAGAACTAATAGGTAAAAAGGTATCCATGGATGGTTACAATGCCTCAATTTCGACAGAAATAACCCATGATAATTTCACAGAGACTGCGGTTATTTTAACTAAAAAAATTAAATTACGGTGTTCATGGACTGATGAAATGTGGATTCATGATTTAACAATAGTATTGATAGGTACCGACAATAAAGGTATTTTTTATGAAGTTGAGATGGAATTCGATATTGATTATCTGGCTAAAAAACGTGATATGGACCTAATATTAGATAATACGGTTAGTCAGATAAATAAAATAATGACAATTATAGATTGTTCAAAAATAAGCAGCGTAGAGATTGAAATGAGGTATGGAATATTTAATGCAGTTGCTACTTTAGAACGATCCGACATAAATAAATTACAAAAGGCCGAATATGCTGTATGCGATAAAGCTGATGGAGAAAGAAAATTCGTATTCATTGATGCTAAAAAAAACGTTTTTTATTTTAACCCGGTCGAAGGTATTATATCAAAGCATTTAATAAAAAATATTAAATTAGACATGCCTGATACTCTTATTGATTGCGAGCTAATAAATGATGATTTTTTTTATGGGTTTGATATATTGTTTTATAAAGGAGTTGATTGTAGAAATAACGATTTAATTAATAGATTAAGTCTTTTAAGCCAAGTGATAGATGCTTTGAATAGAGCTGAAATAAAAGACCAAATAAAAGACAAAAAAAAAGACCAAACAAAAGACCAAACAAAAGACCAAACAAAAGACAAAAAAAAACAAAAAAGATTTAACATTAAAACATTTTATACTGATGATGTTTTTAAAAATGCATCACACATTTGGAATAACCGTGAAAAATTATTTCCATATAATCTAGATGGATTAATATTTACACCGGCGAAGGGGTCATATTTGGGCAATCTTCCTAATCTTAAATATAAACCCCTAGTAAGTATAGATGTACGAATTATGTATAACCGAGATTCCGATTTTACCGAGTTTTATGCAATGGGATATCCTATAGAAATTAAAGGTCGAGTGGTTAACATGTTCATTGATAGAACAACTAAAAAAACATATTATAAACACAAAGTTACAATCAACGATTTTAAATTGAAGGAAATGGGTGTCGTTAATAATAATGGAGTGCTTGGAATTAAAGGCAGGGTAGAAAACCAACCAGATATGTTAAATATAATAGAAATGGAATTTGTGCCACACGATGGATGGAAATTTCTTAGAACTAGACCAGATAAAGAAGTACCTAATGCACATAAATCCATAATTTCAGCACTTAATGCTATAAAAGACAATATAACAATAGAAGAAATATCCAAATTAAAACACATCAAATCGCCATTAGAATTAATAAGAGATAAAAAATGCTATGATAAAATTGGTTATAATTTTATATCACCTAATATTAAGTCAGAAATATGCGAATTTTATACGTATGCTTATTTGAATATGTTTATAAAAGGTAAATCTATATTAGTTTTAGGTGCGGATTTATGTATATTTAACGCTTTATTAAAATCTGCATACACTGACATATGTATAATAGAAGATAATTGTATGGAGGTATATGGTGAAACTATATCAGAGGGATATATGGGGTTAAAAGAATATCATAAAAATAATTCTTCGTCAAAAAATATAGAAATAA